CCCTGTCCCGTGTGTCGAGTGCATGGACGGCAGTGCCGCACACCTTCTGGATGTCGCGCACATCTTCGAGCGTCGCGACTTTCTGGATGATCTTCCGGGCATCGCTCCGGCTGATGTCGTCGGTGACAATGCGGGTTGCCCTCTGTGTATATCTCAGAAGCTCCCGCGCTTTGCTGCCAACCAGAAACGGTTGTTCAGCCATATCAGAACTCCACCCTCGCCTGATCTGCGTTCCACACGCCGGTGACGGTCAGGCCGTCAAGGCTGCCGAACGTGGCAGAAAAAGGATTCTTGGTGACGTTCGTGCCGAACTTCAACTCGATTGCCTTAATGCTGGCATTCATCGCTGCCACGCTGGCGCGGATGTCGCCGTGTGCATTCTCTGCGGAGTTGTGGGCATCGACGGCAGAGCTGATTTTCTGGTCGGTCTGAACCTTGGTGTATGCGTCCACCGTCGGGCGCTGGGATTCAGACAACTTACCATCCGCGTCCAGTGTTGCCACGCCACCGGGGGCACCGGCCTGTTCTGTTTTCAGATAGCTGGATTCATCGTTCGACACGCCGGGTACAGCGACGTTCACATTTCCGTATGCCATGGTTATTCCTCCTTCGGCTTTTCGCCCTGAATGATCCGGTACTCCGCAGTCAGTGCTTCCGCCGGAGCTTTCCTTGCCCAGATACAGATTTTCCCTGCCTGCGTTTCACAGGTCTGGCAAACACCGCAGTCCATCGCAGCGGTCAGGCTGTTCGGCGACAAGATGATGTCTGCACGATCGGTCGCCGTCACATCGTTGACAGTGATGTCATAACGCAGGGGGTATTCCTCCCACGTTTCATCCTTCACCCAGCCGTCCGCCTTGATCGTGACGGGTACAGAGGACAGCCGGTCAACCTTTGCCCTGTCCATTTCCTGCATTGCTTCCAGCGTTGCATTGGACAGCTCACTTGCCAGCCCTGCCGCATACTTCTTTGCTTCCTGTGCTACCAGTTTCAGGTGGGTTACGAGTGCGATAATATTCATTCACGCTTGTCCTCCCTAAAAAAGCAGGCGAGACCGCCATGTGACGGTCTCGCCCCTCATACTTCTTTGGTAAGGTCAGTCAGCTTATGCGCCGAAAACCTCGGTCAGCATAGCGGTCACATCGCTGTCGGATGCGACGGTGCCGTGGATCACATCGGACGGCTCAGTGTACACGGTGGTGTCCACGCCGTCGATGGTGATATGACCGTTGGTCTCGCTGGCGGCGGTCTTGGTGGCACCAGCAGAAATGCCCTTCAGCTTTTCGCCCTCTGCATTGGTCATCAGACGCTTGCCGGTCTCAGCGGCCACGAAGTCGGCAGGCTTCTTGCCGGAATCGGTCATGTTGCCGCTTTCATCCAGAGCGGCGAAGTTGCCAGCGGTGGCGTTCTTCGCCTTGTCGGCCTTGCCGCTGATGTCCACATACAGACCGTCGGACTTGAGGCTCAGGGCGTTACCAGCAGTTGCAGAGACATTCACCTTCACTTCGATCTCATAACCGGCGATGGTAACGGTGGTGGATGCATCCTTGCCGGTAGCCTTGGCGGCGTAGGTATCGACCAGAGCGGCCATGTTCAGGAAGCTGTAGGTGCAGTTGTCAGGGTTCTGGCCCTTAACAGCCAGCACCATGACGGGCTTGCCGTCCAGCTTGGGGTCGGTAGCGCCGGGGTAGGTCGCAGCATCGAACTTGAACTTGGCCACGAAGGTGGTCTTGGTCTGGTCGAGGAACAGCTCAGAGGGGAAGTCAACGGAGAAAGCAGCAGTGCCGCTCTTGTCGGTAGAGGTGTAGAAGCTCACGGTATTGCCGTCAACGCCCAGAGACTTAATAGCCTTGGAAACGTCGGTGTTGATGTTGTCGATCTCAGCCTTGGTCTTTGCGGCCAGATTCTTCAGAGCGGACAGACGGACGAGAGCGTTTGCATTGTAAGCCATAATAAAATACCTCTTTTTCTTTCTTATCTTATAAAATATCCGGCTGTCCAGCCTTTCCGGGCAGCCGGTCGGTCACGGGTTCTTACTCACCAAAAACCTCAGTGATTGCTTCATTGGCTTCAGCATCCGAAGCAATGGTCACGGCGGCAGCTCCCAGCGGGGCAAGGTCGCCTGCGGCGTTCTGGATCACATACGGGGTAGCTACACCGTCAACGATGACGGAAAGCAGCTGGCCGATGTAGGCAGTGGGATTGGTCTTTGCGTATGCCTGCGCGGTTTCCATGGACGGCCACACGGCGGTCTCATCCAGTGCGAAAGCATCCTGCCGCTTCATAGCCAGCGGGAACTCCATGTCGGAATACTTCTTTGCGGTATTGTTCACAGCCATTGTTCAGCCCTCCTTTAACCCAGCGTGACCTTCAGCACTGCGGCGTTGCCATAGGCAACAGCAGGCTCAAAGATCCACACATTGTAGGTCTTGGCGGAATAGCCGTTCGAACCCTCAACGGGAACAGTGGACTTGACAAAGGTGCTGGTGACATCTGCGTTCATGGCGGTCTCGTTGATGACCTTGGTAACGCCCTTGACCGTCGCAATGCAGGCAATCGCCACACGCTGCGCACCGACGGGGACGTTGATGGTCAGCGTACCAGCGGCATACGCCTTGCCGCTCTTAGTCAGACTGCGGATGTAGTCGCTGTTCAGCGTGGGCTTCTCGGCGGTGGCACCGTAGAAGTAATTTCGGAACGGTGTGTATGCAGCGGTCTCCTTCGACTTCGTGCCTGCTGCGATAGCCACAGCGGGGTTGGAGTCGGAGCCGAGGTTGTCCTTTGCGGTAACACCTGCGCCGTGCGTCGCAGTGGCCTTGTACTTCAGGCTTGCCACAGCGTCACCGCCAGCATCACCGATGACGAAACCAGCGCCGCCGTTGGTGTCGGAACCAGCAGCCAGAGAAGCGGTCTCAGCATTTGCGACCTCGGTCGTCGCCTTGTCGGTGATGCGCTCAACCTTCCAGCCGGAAGCTACAACTGCGGTGTCAGGACCGTACTTGTAGGAACCGGGGTTCAGTTCAGCAGTGCCATAAGACGCAGCAGCGATCTGAGTACCAGCTTCGACAGCCTTCGCTCCGTTCAAAGCAAAGCCAGTGACGGAGGGCTGCGCCGTGATGGTGGGCTGAAGACGCTTGCTGAAAATCTCAGTCAGGATGTCGGCGACGGACTTGCCCTTCGTCTGGAAGGTTGCCGTTCCGTTCTGGCTCTTGGTCAGGTTGCCGACCTGCGTATAGCCACCGGCCAACGTGATGTTCTCCCGCAGGATGACCTTATCGGCATCCACGGAACCGGTCATGGCCACCCATGCAGAACCGTCATAGAAATAGGCGGACTGCTCATAGGTGGAACCGTCCACGGTGGTGGTCACGACAAAGACATCGCCCTTCTTGGGCTTTGCGCCCGTATGCTGTGTGAAGTAACCAGAAATTACGCTGTCGTCCGATGCGGACAGATCGGCCTTGGTCGCCGCATAGACTGCACCGCCAAGCCCGCCGGAAACAGCTTCCAGCTGTTCCTTGGTAGCATAGCCGGACAGGTTAACAGTGGTATCGTCCAGCAGGACGACCTTATCATTGACCTTTGCGTAGATGTCGTAGTGCTGCGTCTTGTCGTTCATGACAAGATACATGATGTTTTCCTGCGCTGCGGATGCGTCAGGGATGGCTTCCGCCACCTCAAAGCGGGCATGACCAGCCTTGGAGATGGACTTGAGCCACTCCTGCTGCAAGCGCACCGTAGTGGATTTGAGAGCTTCGAGGGTTACAAACTTGTTGTCTGCCATATAAGCCTCCTGTTATGCCGGTGATTCGTTCAACTTTCTGCGGGGAAGATTTCGTCCAGCATCTTATCCGTGTCCGCCGCAGATACGACTTCCTCCGGGGTGATGCCGCTGGTCGATGTTCCGTCTGCCGTCACGGAAATACCGGAACCAATCTTCACGCCGCCGAGCCGGGTCGCCGTTGCAACGGGCAGCACATAGGCGGAACCGCCGCCCGTTGTGCCTCCCGGTGCAAACAGCGCCACCGTGGCGGACATATCCTCCGTCGGGATGTTCCTTGCCCAAAAGCGCAGGACACCGGCGAGAGCCTGCACCGTCGGACAAAGCCCGGCACGCTTTGCGACCTCAAGGGCCGCTTTATGTAAGGCAACACTGGGGAACATATCCTCCGTTACGCCGTCAACTGTGACATTGACAACGCACCGGAAGTCATCCATCCCCAGCATTTCCTCGTCATCAGATTCCCGCTGCCAGTCCCAACCGTCTGCGGGGATCGTGATGTCCTTGATGATGGCAGCCCCGCCAGAGCTGCCCTGCTCCTGAATAAGAGCTTTGACCTGTTCTTCGCTTACAACGTCCCCAGATTCCTTGAGGGATTCCATGGCGTTGCCGACGGCGGCGGTGATGGCATCGGCGTGAGCGGAAGCATCTTTGTTGTGCTTCTCGACTTCTGCCTTGACCATTTT